CTCTAGCACACTATACTTAGTAAAGGAGTTCGAGAGAGGCTCTCACTGTTCCCTTAGTAAGTACAATGTATTCGAACAAAGTATATAGATAGAGTGGTGCACTCTGGGTCCGACCCAACTGGCTTAAACACTATATAAAATACTTCTCTACGATGAGAATACTAACGGATATCTATATGGATATATCTCATTATAAATATCGACACAACAATTACACACCCCTCACGCCTAGAAGGTTGTGCATGTTCCTATTTACATCGTCGGTGGTGTGTCTTTCCGTGTTCTCGTCTGCTGATCCGACATTTCCATCCAGCCCAAATAAGTGATTCTTGGCTCCACGTAGTGCAGCCGCTTTCATTTGGATGTGCGCTTCTCGCGCTCGGACTGGCGTCTTTGACGTCATTTCATAGAAGTCAAAGGCAAAGCGTGCCAAGCTCATGTCGGTTAAATTACGCTGAAGACCATAACGTGGCATGTATGGTCTGTCATAGTTCCTTCTTTCAATATACGCTTCAGCAACGTTACTGAAATGGGCCATTATCTGCCTGAGTGTAGGTTTGGCGTGATCAATGATGGGTTTAAGTGGAAATTCAACTTGTTCTTCTCCATCCATCATCACCCACACTCCGTTTATATTCGGTGAAGTTCCATTCTCAATGCACCACACCATGAATCCATTTAAAATTATAGCCATCTTATCATCATCCACATCGTATTCTGATTTTACTCCTTCATACCATGAAGCAAACTGATTTTGTGTGGCTCTAGTGTTCGAGAGATCAACCTGATTTGGTGAGTATGACAGTAAGTGTTCCAGGTTCAACACTACTCGCCTTTTGTGAAGTGGTAAATTCATTTTTCCGGTCAAAGTTTTGAGTCGTGGTACCGGAAAAGATCCTTGTACACCAACGTTTACATCCTTGTCACGAATCTGTGTGTTATCTTTCCGTACTTCACTGGCGACACTTTGCTTCCCTTTATCCTTGTGTAGATTTCTGTCTTCCTCTAGACCGGCATCAAGTGCTTGTTTTCCAGATTGGTGGAAAACTTCAGAGAATTCACCCTCAACATAGTCCTCAAAGATGGCTTCAATGTATTTTGTTATGTCGCTCTGTTCCACGTCTTTATCAAGATACAATTTTCTGAGAGCTGATTCAGCAATGTATGGTGCCTTACCCTCCTGTGCCAGTCCGCTGTATGGTGCTTGGGAGAGCAACCATGAGTAGAACTTTCTTATCTCATGTGTAAGCGCGTCGTAACCCCATGATTCAATCATGGCTGCACAGATTGCTTCCAGTCTATGTTCAGGTTCTTTTGATCTATCCCACTCCAAAATGGACACAATTCGTTCTTGTTCAAGTTTTGGTATCCAGATCCCTTCCCTACGAATTCCTTTATGTGACATGAACCAAAGATCCTGCTTGTTTCTCGTTTTTGTGCAAAATGTGTATTTGAGGCCTAGTTCAGAGAATCTGTCGGTCAGAGTGTCCAAGATGTGTTCATACTCCGGCGCTAGGCTTAATAGCAAGTCATCCCCGTTCACAATAAATTTGCACATATCCTTGTGCTCATTCACGGGTAAACCTGCTTTCAAAAGTGAGTATCTCATTGCCAAGACAACCATGAGTGTGTTATCAACAACAGTTGAAGGTTGTCCACTGTTGTTCCCTTTGAACTTCTTGACCAGAGTACCATCTGGTGTTGAAATTGGTGTGTACACAATTTCCGTGTACAGATTCAAAAGCATCTGTTCCCCAACCTGCCATGGTTCCATGAATTTCTGCCTGATTCGCAATACGGCGTTGATCAAATATGGAGACAAAGAGCTGTCAAACTGTGAACCATCTGCGTCACAGTGTACCCAACCATCCGGCAATTTATTAAGAAGTGTATCCCAACCTCCATAGAATTTCGTCATTCCAACACTCCACGGTCCATTTAAATGGTGATCATAAAACTGATTGTTGAAGTCATCAACACAAACTTTTCCTGCTAGTAGTGTGTCTATTGGCGCCGCTGTAAAAGTTCGTGTCTTATTCGCCTCAACTTTTTCCAGTGGCCTCAACTCAGCTTTCAGAGATCCGTTCCACACTCCCATTTCTCCTTTATAAAGCCGTTCACAACTCTCAAATAAAATTTGATCTTTCATTTCTTGAGTGTAATCGGCAAAGTAATCTTTCTTTTTACCTTGATACAACGCTCCGACAGCCGATTTCATGTTTAAGGCGTCAAATATGCAGTTCTCGTCGGTGGTGTAATTGCATTCTTGAAAGCCTAGTGTCTTTAAGTCGTCTATGACGGCCGCAAGTGCTTGTTCAAATACGTCACAGTCAACTAATCCCACTTCAATGACTGATGCGTACTTCAGTAAATCCTTAGCATATGCCTCTTTATTCAATCTACTCTTCTGGTGGAATCCCATCAGTGGTTCAAAGAATGCACGTTCTTCATCATGAAGTCTCAAATAAAGATCGGACATTTGACATTTCCCCTTCACCGTATGCTTTGTGACCAGTTGACTGGGAACTGTTGCTACTGCTTTGAGATTCCCATGAAGTTGATTATACATCCATCCCCCTCTTGCCATTTGGGAGTACACTGCTGTATCGTCTAGGTTCATTACGAGTTTAGTTGTATTGAACATCCCTTTTGGTTGCGCGGCTTTGATGTTTAATGAACCCCAGCTGATACTTGATGTGTTGTATTTCCAATGCTTCGCCCATTCATGGTTCTCATGTGTGTCCAGATAACGCTCTGTAAACTCATTTGGAAAGCTCGAGAAGTAATTAATTGAGTTTGCGAAATTTGATAGACTGTGTAATCCTAAGATTGCACCATCTCTAGTGCTGACTATTGGTGTACCACACTGTCCATCTTTTGTGCTTATCCAATGCTTCCAGAAATTGCTACCCTTCACTTGCATTGTAGTGCTCGACTCTGATATTAAGCTCGAAATGCTCTTAGCTTGGAAATTTGATCCCACCATGCAAATACGCTCATTATTCACTGGCGATCGAAATGTAAGCTTCTGTGGAAAGCGAGGAACATCTTTCGGCAACCGCAAGAGAATGAGATCTCGATCCGGGATTGGGAATAGATTTATCTGGGTAGTATTGCGAATCAGAAATTCACCATTTCTTGTTTGTATAAGCAACTCCCCATTATTCCGTTCGAATAAATGTCTGTTAGTGAGAATGAGTGGGCCATACCCAATTCCATATAGAGTGTCTTCGTGGCCATCCGATTTGTTCGTTAACTTGCACACATTGCTCGAAATCGGATTGTAATCACGCAAGCCTTTGAAAAGTGAAACACTCTCGTGATTGACTCCGTCATCGGTTTGCTCTTTTGGTACGTCGCTTAGTTGGATGTGTTGTGGCGCTCCTGTCTGGCGTAGTTCAAATTCACGTTCTGGGAACCCAGCGATCGTTGCCTTCTTGTCACAGGACCTCAAAGGATTGTGTGGTGTCAAGTCAATCTTTAGTGCCTTGCCTGTCCTGTTATTTGTGTAGTAGGCTTCAATCCCCGGCTGGTTGCGTATGTGTTGAACATCCAGCTTATCCTCACTAATTAGGTTCTCTCGTATAGCTGTAAAGTGCTCCTGTATCAGGTGTATGTCGGTCATTGGATTATCATCGAGAGTGGCCCCAGTTAATGGATCCACGAACCGGACTGCTGAGAAATCTTCAGGGTCAAAACCATACATGTTGACGAATCGCCTTTGTTTTGAACCCATTCCGCGCACTTTCCCTGCAACTTTTCCCTTCTCTCTGTAAGCTGCTCCAAAGTAATGTTCAATCGTGCCATCATCACCATAGACTTCCCTTCCATTTTTGTTGTCACGTGCCTGTCGGAATTTGAGTTTTTGCTTTTGCCGTGTTCCTTTAGCTTCGTGGTGTACCAGTTCATTTGCAGATTTCAAATAGTGCGATAGCAGCATCCAGATTCCGCCACCTAAAACTCCTGCTAGCACCAACACATCACGTGTGATTAGACTAGAATTCCAACGACCCTTTATCCCAAGGCACTTGCTGATGTCATGTTTTGATTGATGTTGCACAGTCTCAAGTGCGCCAAAGTCTCGTATGAAATTTTGTGATATTGTGTCATTTAAACGTTCGAAGGAATGGTCGACGCTTAAATTCCGGAATTCACACAGCTGTGCCTTCGCTGCCTCTAGCACTCCGATGTTTTCTCGTGTGTGGTCTGTAGCAAACCGTGAGCGGATAGCATTCGCGATGCTTTGAAGTGAGAAGTTTGATGATGAAACAGTGTTTGATGTGACTGTTTTAAAATACTCTTGCTTCACCCGCTCCTCCGCTATGAGTGAGTCGATAATTCGCACTGTACGTTGAATGGCTGTGACATCAGTTTGCAATGTGTAGGCAATTTTGCACGCTCCCGCACTTGTTAAACGTCCAAACCCTGCATCCGCTTTGTGCTTCATGATAGTCTCCCAGACATCCGTGTGAAGCTTTTCTGGAATGCCTTTGCAGACAAATGGTATGCGAATATCTTGTCTGTCGTCAACTGTACAACCAAGCTTTGCGTATTCTGATCCCGTCATCCAATTCCTAAGGCCCTTGTTGGGTATTGCAAGTTTATTTAGGAAAATCTCTGAGTCTCTGAGTTTGAATTTCCGTAATAGACTATGAATGGCAGGGTGCATTGAGCCATCAAATCGCACAAGATGCACCATATAAAATGGTGTCACTTCAAATTGTGCCATAGTCCGAGCTTGTGGTACTGTAGCATGTGCAAGAAGGCTGGTTGTAACGTTGTTTGTAATTACGGGGAGACCATACGTGAAACATTTGAATGCAGCTTCCGTTGCAATACTACTAGGTACCTCACTCAGCCCCTCCTCCGTGTGTCCAATTCGAAGAGCCGTTCCTGGTTTGTATCTCCCGACTCGTCCAACTCTCTGGATTCTCTCCCCAAAGTTCACTGCGACTTTGTTGTAGTTCATCATTCTGTTGTCACTGTCGAGGTATGGAACGACTTTCGTCCCAAAGTCGACGACTACCTCCACATCAAGTGTTACCCCATTCTCTATGATATTTGTAGCCACAATGAAATGTTTCTTAGCCGGGGTTCCCGTGGTTACAATCTCAACTCTTCCCACTTTCATTGTTCGTCCATCAACTTTCGTTACTTTAAATCCTTTCTCGATTAGCAGTGCGCTCAGTATATCCACTTCACTATAACTTGCGACGTACACAAGTATGTTATCACCATGTCGTGTCATGTCACAATTAGAGCCGCTGCCTTGTGCCTGCACAAAATTCTGAAATGAGAGTGTCTCCTCTGGTATAATATTCACAGGATGCTGTGGGTTAAACGTCACCTCTCGACCAGGCGGTGTTGCAGATGCCTTAATTAATTTACCTGTATACAGACTATCATGAATCAAGCAACACATAGCCATAGCATTCGCATCATGAACGTGACATTCATCAAGAATCACAAAGTCATACTCATTGAGCCGACTTCTGTTGTGTGCAAAGTAATGTAGTGCAAATCCTGTTGTCATTATAGTAATCGGGGCTGAACCGAAAGCTGTTAAACCTCTCATCCTCAGTGTTGTGTTAGTGTAAAACGGTTCCTTCGCCAACTGTCTATGCACGTTCTCGGCCAATGGTCTTGTTGGTTCTAACAATAACACGTTTCCCTTCTTTGATAGATTGTACGGCAAGCCTGTTGACTTCCCAGAACCAACGGCCCCCATCAAGAGGTAATCAGTGTGGTTGTTTTGGGCTATTTCATTTGCGACATGCAGTGCTGTATCCCTTGTGAAAGTTATTAAGCGACCTTCTGTGCGATAGTGGGGAATTGTAATGCCACGTGTCAATTGATGATCCCACCACTCTTGAAACGTTCTCTCTATGGACAATCCTTGGGTGGGGCTTTCGTCTTGTGCGATCTCAAAATCTATTGTCAAATTCTTCTCTGATAGTTCATCGCTTATTTCATCCAGTGATTGATGGTATACGTTTGGCTCGACAGAAGACATTAGATTCTTGAGTTTAGTTAACACTTTTGTCACGCAATCACTCCGTTCACAATCAAACATCATCAAAACCAATGCAACAAAAGCCACAACTCTCTCCAGTTCTTGCTCTGATTTCCGTTTCGTTTGGTGCGTAACTTCCTCCTCACTCTTAAGATAAGTAGCAAGTTGTGGATCAACTTTCTCAAGATATTCAATGAATTCATCCCGTGTAGGTTTTTCCTTGTTCTCCATAACATACATCTTGTACATCAGCTCGATTTGTGCCATATCTCGCTCCGCAACTGTTTGTGACATCCGCTCCTTCGACTCACTGTATATGTTTAATAAATGCTGACACTCGCGTGCAATTGATAGCAAAAGACTCACCACGAAAAGAACGTTGATAAACTTTACTATATCAGGCACCATGTAATTGATCAGTGAACATGCTTTCCGCGTTGAGTACATTCGTGCTGTGCTGACGTAGTGTTTGCCTTTATTTAAGATTTTATCTTTCCCACACTTGGCTGCCTGTGTCAGTTGCCCAAAATAAGAGGCGATCGATTCGCTGTATCTGCCTCCTAAATCGGTTGTATCTGTTGGGTGCAAAGATTTTCGTGTACGTAGAGTAAACCTTGATGATCGCAGTATTACGCAAAATTCTGCAGACCAACTTAACCCTCTCCATTGTTCTTCCAAGACTTGCAGATAATTTTTTTCCATTACTTCAATGCTTGCCAGGCGTATCTGATTGTACCCTGCAATATTCAATTCCAAATTTGCTTTTGCACGTGTTGCTAACACCATCAACATTTTCATCACAGTTGTGTAAGGGATTGTATGGCGTTGTTTTATATTCTGCACTGCTTCAATGACATCGCTTGCCCCTTTCTCTAGTATGTGTAGTTGTGCCAACACACTTCGTGATTTTGACACTTTAGTGGCAAGTGATTCCAGTATCACCAATAAGACAACTAGATCGTTGTCCTTCTGTAGAAAATATTTGGTCATTGTTTCCAATGAACCACTATTGTAAAATGCGAGAAGGATTCCTGGTGAAAGCATCGCGTATAATGGTAAGTACCGGTTCCAAATGAGATTTTCTTGCATCACTCGAGGTTTGTAAATGCCTTGGATGAGTAATTGTAGGTTCCAGTTTGGATCACTGAGAATTTGTTCTGTTGTTTCTTCAGCCAGAGGGTCACCACCAACTAGATAGTACTTGAGTTTGGACTCAAGTCCGTGCTCAGTGAATTTAATGAGTTGCTCAATTGTGTTTGTCTTTAATATGTGAAACCCAGTTGTGAGTGACCCATATGAATCGATCACATGTATTGTTTTTGTTGCGTGATCCACAAGCATGCGTGGTAACTCAGCATTACCTACGTCTGGGAAGAAGAACCTCAGCAAGCAGCATGCTGTAGCAACATCAAGTAATGTCGGCCACTTTCCCAATTTGCCAATTAAAACATCTCGAACCATCTTTGTGAATGCTTTAGCATCGGCTTCATTAACGTTTACTAGCATGGCTAGGAATATGTTTATGTAGCAATACCCATCCTTGGCTATGTACATCCTGTTCCCTTCCGTGGCTGGTAAGTCAACATACTTTGAATCACCACTATTTCCTATGACCAAGTGGTGCTTTGTGGGCATCCGCAAATTTGAAAGTAGTGGCTCCCCATTGTCATTAGTAACACAGCAGCACGCGTGCGCATAATCCCCTCTGAGCATGCTAACACACTCTTGAGTGAGGGGCTGTGCTTGGATACCTTCACCACGCATCTGCTCTCTAAGTGCTTCAAAGTTCGTTGGCACCAGTAATCGACCAATCGCGAGTTTACGCTCACCATTTGGATTTTTCCGCACTTCAAATCGAGAGTATCCCTCACCTGGATCTATGATATCGAAATAATTGCCGAAGAACCGCTTTGCATGATACCCGCGCTCTCCCCATACAAAGTTGCCATTCTTGTCCAACTGATTATCGCACATCAATGTGGGATTGATATGCGCCTTTTGCGATATTTTATTCCGGAATGACTTCAATGTTCCTTTCTCAATGTTTTCAGTTCGATTCTTCAGATATCGTGCTACTTCAAGTAAATGGACCATTGCGTCCGTGAACTCAGCCCTAGTTGCCATGGGACCTTTCACTAAAATTGCGTTGAGTTTGTTCAAGTGAGTGAATGTGGTCAAATGCTTGCCTCCGGTTATTGCTTGAATTTCCGCGAAAGTGTCATAATTGCTGGCAACATCGGCTAATGAATTGGAATATCTATCAAGCAGTGTTACAGCATGCGCAAACTGTGGATGCTCCGCCTTAAGTAATTCTCGTGCCTTATCAACTTTCTCTATTATTTTCCCTTGTGTCGCCTGCCCTTCAGAATAGGTGTGGTCTCCAACACACTTTGTGCAAGTGATTCGGCCACATGGATACATGGCTTGACACAAAATCGCTGCCACTACTCCGCATTCCTCGACATCTAAGTCTGATTCACACGTATGTTCCCTGTCGGGAGTTCGAATCTCGCGGAATGTGGTGTCAAAACCTTTCCAGAATTTCTCGCCTGCCGTTGAATAGTGTTTCATGCGCATTCTTCGTAGGTATGAAGTTCGTGTTCGCGCATCAACTAGGCGGGAGCCGTCTTTCCCACGCACTACAAAAGATTTCAAACTTGATTTGGTCCTCTTTCCCAATAGTTTATCTGTTCGAAGAACCATTCCGCTCCAACCAAATGTTATTTCCTCAGTTGTGTGTGGTTGATTTCCAGCCGTGATTTTTGCCATTACGTCTAAGCAGTCATTCACGAATGTGTTATTATCCATGTCAGTCTTGCGTAACTTCCCACTCAAATGATGCACATCTACTTGTGCATATGTTCTGCTCTGATACTTAACAAATCTGACGCTCGTCTTCCTCTTGACGATTATATCAACAATGTGATTGTTGTCACGAGCAGCCGTGAACAGCTTTCTCTGAAATGACTTGAATTGCGTGCTGTTGAGTTTCACCCTCTCTGGTTTCGTGCGGTTAACCTTCATAGATTTTGTCTGATTAAGCTGCTTAACCACTTTCTGACGATGGGTAGTGTCCCTTTTGCTTGGCATGGTGGGTAAATTATCAACTACACATGCAGGTGGACCCCACGGTCCTATCGTACATGCTTTCAAGCTTGCTTCAAGTGTTTCTTTTGCAAGCTTTTGGGCTCTCAATTCTTTCCATGTCACTTCCTTTGCAGACTCAGCAACCATTTGTGCCTTGGGTTGTGTGTGAGTCTGTTTTGGAAAACGCTTAGCCTCAAAGTTTCTAAAGGCTATTTCGCGTTGCAGTTCTTCCCACTCCATGCGGGCTTGAATTGTGGCTCTTTTTGTCTTGATTATTGGGCTTGCAGCACCCAACTTCATCATCTGTTTTGTGGTTTTCATGTTTGAGAATTGCCCTATGCCTTCAAAGTTGTTGAGAGCTTTGAGATGGGCTGCCATGGTAGCTCCAGTGTTGGTGATGGTGTTTGCGAAGATTGCTGCCATTGTACTTGATTCGTAGTGTGGTTGATGATTTGTTTGAGTTGTAAATCAATCTGTCTGCGTCGTTGAAACTTGAAAGTTTGTAGCGCTTGGATTTGATTTGATTTGTTGTGTTGAGTTTTTATATTTT